TCACCGCCCCTTACAAGGGAAACCGCAAGGGAGAGAAACCTATCCATCATGCTCTGTTGCGGGAGTACCTTGAGGTGTCATGGAATGGTGTAGTATCTGAGGACTGTGAGGCTGATGATGAAATCGCAATCGCTTGCACTGAGCATGGCGACGACTCCATCATCGTCTCTCTTGACAAAGACTTTGATCAAGTGCAGGGATGGCACTACAACTTTGTTAAGAAGAACAAGTACTACGTCACTCATGAGGAAGGTATGCTTAACTTCTACTGTCAGTTCTTGACAGGCGACAGGATCGACAACATCATCGGTGTGCAAGGCATCGGCCCTGTGAAAGCACGGAAGCTACTAGAGGGTAAGCCGGAGCGTGAGATGTTTACAATCTGCGCTGAGCAGTTAGGCAGTGTTGAGAGGGCGCATGAGAATGGAATCTTGTTGCACCTCCAACGCACTAAGGGAGAGATATGGGAACCACCTTATGAAGACACAATCAGCGAAGGCGAAGGGCAGGAAACTACAACAGTGGACAGCGGAACAGATACTCCAAACGTATCCGCATCTGGAGAATGATGATGTTCGATCTACCAGTATGGGTGTCAGTGGCAGTGATGTTCAACTTAGCCCTTTGGCTCGCAAGTCTTTCTCGTATGATGTCGAATGCAAATCGCTTGCGAGAGTTGGAGTCTATCGTTTTATTGACCAGTGCAACAATCGAGGCGATGCACAGCCACTTGTCATCGTTAAAGAAAACCGAAGAAGACCACTCGCAGTCGTAGACGCTGAGCACTTCTTTGAATTGCTAGGAAACCTTAGTCATGACTAAAGGATATGAAATACAAAAACTTCTGCGGGTAGCTACTGCGATTGTCCAAGATACTGGACTTGTTTTTACAGGAGCTAGAGCAGATGGACGTAACATTGGGTTTAACCTTCAAGGGGATGATCCAGACTCAAGCATTCACTCTAAAGTAGTATTTAACTTAGATCACAACCGCTTAATAATTGGCATAGACGGGCTAACCATGACACAGTATAGATCGTTGTTAGGTATAGCCTCATATCTTGATATTGACGTTGTTGATTCATATGATCTGCAAGACGAGGCAGTCTGAAATGAAACACATGGTGATACCCGACACGCAGGTGAAACCGGATAATCCGATACAGCACATGCGATGGGCCGGACAATACGCCGTTGATAAGAAGCCTGACGTTATCATTCACATCGGTGACCATTGGGATATGCCCAGTCTGTCTACCTATGATGTTGGTAAGAAGTCCTTTGAAGGGCGGCGTTACATCAACGACATCAACGCAGGGATTGATGCGATGCAAGAGTTCCTTGATCCTATTCGTAAGGAACAAGAGCGACTGAAGCGCAACAAGGAGAAGCAGTGGAACCCTCGTATGGTGTTCACGATTGGCAACCACGAGTACCGTATCGCACGAGCAATCGAAGCAGACCCAAAGCTAGAGGGACTGATGTCCTTTGGCGATCTGTACTTGACAGAGATGGGATGGGAGGTGTATGATTTCTTACAACCTGTGGTTATTGATGGTGTCTGTTACTGCCATTATTTTGTTAGTGGTGTTATGGGAAGACCAGTAAGTTCATCCAATGCGCTGTTGACAAAGCAACACATGAGTTGTGTGATGGGTCACGTGCAAGACAGGCAGATTAGTTTCGCAAAACGTGCTGATGGTAAGCGAATCACTGGACTGTTTGCAGGGATCTACTACATGCACGATGAGGACTACTTGAATCCGCAGACGAATGGTTCATGGTCTGGTATCTGGATGTTGAACGAAGTAAACGAAGGCTCTTTCGATGAGATGCCTGTGAGTCTTAACTACTTAGCGCAGAGGTATGCATAATGATTGAAGACCAAGAAGACGAGAAGATGATTGTTCATTTTTCTATCCGTAACTATGGCAAGAGTCATTCCTTCCATGGATACTTTGATGACTGTACCGCATGGACTGAAGTACTTGATGAGATTGTAAAGACTTTAGAAGCCAGTTACGGGTACGCCTTTGACCTAGACATTGACACAGATATGGGTTCTGTTGGTGTGTATTACAAAGGACGGGAAGATGACAGCCAGTAAATGTCAAGTCGGCGGTGAGCATTACCTGAGTAAGAAGGTGCAACCTTGGGATGCAATGGAGTCTTGGATGACCGAAGAGCAGTTCAAAGGATTCTTATTAGGTAATGTAATCAAGTACGTAGCACGGTTTCAAGATAAAGGTGGACGCATTGACTTAGAAAAAGCGCAACACTATCTTGACAAACTGATGGAAATGTGGTAAAATAGATGCTTACGCTTGAAGATATTAAACAAAAGCTCAAGCAGTTGGACGAGGTGACTCTACTGGAAACTTTAGAGATCACCTCTGAAGACTTGGTAGACAGGTTCTCTGACCTGATTGAACAACAACAAGACACACTGGAGTTACAATTCGATGACCACTTATCTTGGGATAACGATTGACTATGAAAGAGACTTTCGCCTCAGTGACCAAGCGATTAAGCTCATGCATGACTACTATATGCTTGACCATGAGCAGTCTCCTCAAGAGGCTTTTGCTCGTGCATCTGTGGCTTACTGTTATGATGACCTCGACTTGGCACAACGGATATACGATTATGCTTCGAAGGGTTGGTTTATGTTTGCGTCACCTGTGCTCTCGAACGCACCTGAACATGGCCGAGCTAACAGCGGCTTGCCTATTAGTTGTTTCCTTACTTACGTGGGTGACAATCTTGATAGCCTTATTGACCATAATGGTGAAGTAGCATGGCTTTCCGTAAAGGGCGGTGGTGTCGGTGGGCACTGGTCAGACGTGAGAGGTATCAGCGACAAAGCACCGGGACCGATACCGTTCATGAAAGTAGTGGACGCTCAGATGACAGCGTACAAACAAGGAAGGACAAGAAAGGGTAGCTATGCCGCATACATGGATGTGTCGCACCCAGACATCGAGGAGTTNATNAGCTTCAAAGTAGCGACAGGTGGTGACATCAATCGCAAGTGTTTTAATTTATTTAATGCAGTGAACATCACTGACGCTTTTATGGAGGCGGTAATCAATGATAACGAATGGAACCTTACAGACCCGTATGACGGAATTGTTAGAGATACAGTCCAAGCTCGCAAGCTGTGGCAACGAATCCTTGAGGCTCGCTTCAGAACTGGCAGTCCTTACCTTAACTTTATCGACACAGCCAGACGAGGCTTACCGGAGGCTCAGAGAAAACTTGGTCTCACAATTAATGGGTCTAACCTGTGCAACGAAATCCATCTCGCAACATCTGAAGAACGAACAGCAGTCTGTTGCCTTAGCTCCGTCAACCTTGAGTTCTATGACGAGTGGAAAACAAGTGGAATGGTTGGAGACCTTATCCGATTCTTGGACAACGTGCTTCAATACTTTGTTGACAACGCACCAGAAGAACTTGGAAAAGCTGTATACTCAGCATACCGAGAGCGTTCAGTCGGTCTTGGAGCAATGGGATTCCATGGCTATCTCCAAAGCAAAGGAATAGCGTGGGAGTCTTGGCAGGCCGCAAGTGCGAACTATCAGATCTTTAAGGACATCAAGGAACAGGCTGTTGCGTCTACTTATGCGCTTGCAGAAGAACGTGGTGAGTGTCCTGATGGTGTTGGCACGGGCGTTCGCAACATGCATCTTTTGGCTATTGCTCCTAACGCTAACAGCAGTATCCTATGTGGTTGCTCTGCCAGTATTGAGCCTCGTATGTCTAATTGCTTTGTGCATCGGACGAGAGCGGGAAGTCATACAGTCCGTAATCCGTACTTGGAAGAGGTGTTGAAGAAACATGGTAAGAACACAAAGGAAACATGGAAGTCTATCCTTGAGAACGAAGGCTCTGTTCAGCACTTGGAGTTCTTATCCCAAGACGAGAGAGATACGTTTAAGACAGCGTTTGAACTGGACCAAACATGGGTGGTGGAACACGCCGCCAAGCGACAGGAGTTTATCTGTCAGGGCCAGAGTGTCAACGTATTCTTCCCATCCGGCACGGACAAAGCTATCGTTAATCAAGTCCATCTCAAGGCATGGAAGGAAGGGCTTAAAGGACTATACTACCTGCGCACCACTGCGGGCGTTACAGCGGAGAAGGTTGGCACTAAGGTAGATCGTAATGCGCTGAAGGACTTTACAGACGATGAGGTTTGTGTATCATGCCAAGGGTAAACACTTACGAGCCAACAGAACTAGAGGCTCTGGAGGCGGCTCACGAAGCCGTTCTCTATGTGATCTGGGAACTGAACGAGGTAGAAAATAAAACACCTGCAGAGGAAGCGTACCACACTCGATTGCTTAACTCTGCGTACTGGCTTCGTAACCGTCTAGGTGTGTTGCGTACAGAGGTAGGTCAGGGATGATTTATATACGGTGCATAAGGCTGTCATATGGTCTATGTCTAAACCAATCTAAGGGAAGAACACATGAGTGGATACAAACTGAACAGTGACTTAAAGCCCACATCTCGCTTCGACTTGGAAGAAAAGATCATGGAGGTGTGGCAGACTGTCGCAGATCTGAAGGCACTCTATCGCAACATAGAGTATATGAATGAAGACCAGATGCTGAGTGCTGTTGATGGTCTTACCATCTTCGCTGACATGCGCTGTGAAGCCCTGTTCCGTACCTATGAGGATATGCTACATAATGAAAGAATCAACAAAGAGAATACTAGAGAGGCTTGATCTTTACAAAGACTTCGATCCATATTACAATGGACTGTTTAACGAATGCGCCTATCACATCACAGACTTACAAGCGGAAGTGGATAGGCTAGCCCAACACAACGAACAACTATTACAAGTGATATATCAGAATCATGAACTATTGGAGAGTGACAAATGCTAGAAGCATCATTATCATACAAACCGTTTAAGTATCCATGGGCTGTTGAGTACGCTACACAACACGAGCGTATCCACTGGATCGAGGATGAGCTAGAGCTACAGACAGACGTGTCTCATTGGAAGTCTGGTAAGCTGACGCAGGCTGAGAAGAACCACATCACTCAGATCTTGCGCTTGTTCACACAGACAGACGTAGCCGTTGGTACAAACTACCTTGAGTACTACATTCCTAAGTTCAAGAACAATGAGATCAGGGCGATGCTTACGTCATTCGCAAGTCGTGAGTTTATTCACCAACGGTCATACGCATTGCTTAACGATACACTTGGACTACCTGAAGAAGAGTTCACTGTATTCGCTGACGTGCCTGCGATGCAACAGAAGCTAGACTTCATGGGTGACATTGACGTACACAGTGTAGCCGGTACAGCGATGGCGATTGCACGTAGTGTAATGAATGAAGGTATGAGTCTGTTCAGTGCATTCGCAATGCTACTCAACTACCAACGCTACGGTAAGATGCCGGGTATGTGTACTGTTGTTGAGTGGTCTGTGCGTGATGAGAGTCAACATGCAGAAGGGATGGCGAAGTTGTTTAGGGCGTTCTGTGATGAGCACCCACGGATTGTGAATGATGATTTTAAGAAAGATATATACCAGATGTTCCGTATGGCAGT